AAATAGAATTGTTTGCAAGAAGAGAAGCAGAAGGCTGGGATTGTTGGGGAAATGAAGTAGGTGGAGAAGATGAATAGAGAGATAAAATTTAGAGCATGGGATGAAGTGTCTGAGAAAATGTTAAATTGGAATGATTTTCTAGATACTAATATGAAAAATACTTTTTTGGCGCCCGAAAGCACTGGGCTAATATTAATGCAATACACAGGACTACACGATAAAAACGGAAAAGAAATATACGAAGGAGATATTGTTTTATTAGCATGTTACCATTACAAAGAACCAGTTTTTGATGGAGAATTTGAAGTTATATACGATGAAATAAATGGAATGTGGCTTTTGGTTGATTTAGAAGATAAAGAAAACGTTTATACATTTGAAAATATAAGAGGATATTATTTAACAGAACTAGAAAAAATCGGTAATATATACGATAATCCAGAGGTATTAGGAGGAGAATAGATATGATTATAACAATACCACTTGGTAGTAAAAATCATTTTACACAAGAACAAATAGAAGAATTAAAAACAGAACTTAAAAAAACAGAATATGAAAAAGCGAGGGAACCTTTAGAAAAACAAATAAGTATATTAGAAAGAAAACTATACAATAAAGAAATAGCATTACAGTCATTATATGTAGTATGTAAAGAATTTTTACATAATAATATAAAAAATAATCAAATAGTTGTAAGTGTAATGAAACCACATTTATTTTATGGCGAAGTAAATGACATAACATCAAGTAAATTGGAAACTATAAAAATAGATTTATCAGATTATAAGATTTTACAAGAATTTCATAAAAGGCTTAATGAAGTTGAACAACAATTGAAAGGAGAATAGATATGTTAAAAATAAGAGATGATGTAGATTTAAAAGAACTAGCAAAAAAATATAATATGGTTTATTGTGAGGATTATCGAACACCTTATGAAGATGACAATTACGGTAAAATTATACAATTGCCAGATGAAGCAATATACATAAATTGGAGAGACGATGTTGACTATATGAAAAAAGGACAAATTTATTTGAACTTTGATTATAAGACAACAGATAAAGCATATGAGTTGTTATACGATTTAATCAAAGCAAATTTAGTAGTAAAGGAGTAAATAAGATATGAATGAAGAGATTATAAAAGGATTAGATGAATTAGGAAAAAGATTTGGAATTGCAATAGATTGGAGCAATCAAAATATAATTCCATATTTACAAGGATTGTTAAAAAGGTTTATTTGCTATCAAAATGTAATGGCGTGTATATGGATAGCAATATCAATAGCAATAACAATACTTGGAATTGTGATGTTCAAGTTATTAAATAAATGGAGAAAAAGCGATAATTACAATAAAGATTATTTAGATGATGATGAAATGCTAGCAATAGTTGGATATATATTTTCAATATGTATAATAACATCAGGAATAGTATCAATAATTGGAAATGTACTTGGAATTGCAAAAAATATATGTATGCCAGAGATGGTAGTATACGAATACATAAAAAATATTCAATAGAGAGGAGTAAATAAGATATGAGTAAAGAGGAAATATCTAAAGAAACAAAAAATACTTTACAAAATTGTTGGGTTATGACAACAAATCACGAACTAGATAATGAAAATAGAAAATTAAAAGAAGCTATAACTGAAATATTAGATAAAACTATGACTTCAACAGAAAAAAGCGAATATTGGTATAAGTATTATATAGAACATAAACAATACAATGATGATTTAGAATATAACAAAAAAATATTAAAAGACTGGTCAAATATTTTAAAAGGCATGGGCAATAGAAATTATCCTTATTGCTATGCTATTGATAGAATTTTAACAGAGCTGGAGAGGAGTGATACATAGTGAAAGAAAAAATAAATAAAATAGGATTACTTAACTATATGTTTTGGAAATTATTATGTATTATAGAATTAATTTTAAATGTTCCATATTATATTTTAAAAATTATAATAGAGATAATTTATTCTATATTTGATAAATTAAACGATATTTTTTATGAACAACAATTTGTTTATTTAACATGGTTTAAGCCAATAAAAAAATATTTTGAGTATCTAAGAAAACGAATAGTTTAGGAGGTGTTTTAAGTGAAAGAAAATAGTATAGAAGAAGACATAAAAATATTAGATGAAATGATATTGAATTGTCGATATAAGCATAACTATTATGATGAATATGCTGAAAAGAAAGCAAAAGTACTAGAAAAGTGTAAAAAAGCATTAAAAGAGAATGAAGAGTTAAAAAAATCTAAAATAACATATGAAAAAGTTAGAGATATACAAGAAAAAAATAGAAATATAGTTGATAATAAATATATACCAAAACAAATAGTAAAAGACAAGATAAGTGAAAGACAATTTGAATTGCAACAAGAATATAAAGATTTTGAAGATGACTCAATATTATTAGTTTTACAAGAACTATTAGAAGGGAGCAAATAAAATGATAGTGGAAATGCCTGTAAATTTAAAAAATAAAAATAAAGAAGAATTAATAGCATTACTAAATGAGGGTTTAATAATAATAAAAAAACAAGAACAAGAAATAAAAGAATCCAATAAGGCAAGTAATAAATGGTTTAATAAAATGATAAAACAAGATGAAGAGTTTTCAAAAGAAAGAAAGCAATTAGAATGTACAATAGATAAACTTATAACAGCATTAGCAGAAGAAACAGGAACAGATGAGGATTATATTAGTAAAACATATTTGGGGGAGGACAAATAAAATGAGTGCTGATGAGATGTTTAAAGAATTAGGATATGAACTGTGGACAGACGATAAAGAAACCATATTTTACAAAGGAGAAAATAAAAATATAATATTTGATAAATATACAAAAGAAATATGCTTAATTGACAAAACAGAATTAGGCGTAGACATTACTATGAAAGAATTACAAGCAATAAATAAGAAAGTAGAGGAATTAGGATGGATAAAAATAATATAGAAACATCAACTGATATAGATTATGGAACTATATCTTTGAGAAAAAGAGGTAAATCAATTATAAAAATAGGAAACATGGAATTTGGTGGAACGGATATAAAAATAGAAGTTTCTACAAAATTTAATTGGTTGCAAAAGAAGTTATGGAAATATTTATTAAATATTGACATTGAAGATTTAAGGAGGACTAACATATGACAAAAGAACAAGCAATAGAAAAACTAAAAAAGATGATACAAATAAATAATGGCGTCATTAAAGAAGCAAGAAAAAATGGGGACATATTTGCAATGCAATTAACAGCAGATTTAGATACAGATAGCATAGCAATAGAAAAAGTTTTGACTATGCTAGAAGAAAAAGACAAAACAATCGATTTAATGTCAGAAGCAATTAATAATAATGATATAGATGAAGATATTTGCAGGTGTATGGGACAAAAAGTAGATTGCAATGAATTTGAAGATAAAGAAAAATGCAAAGAGTGTATAAAACAATATTTTGAAAATAAAGTAAAAGAATTATTAAATAAATAAAAGAGAATACTACATCTAAAGAGTTTCTAAAGAGAATCTAAAGAGATATAGTTTTAAAATATGAGTATATAAAAGAAAGAAGGTAAAAAACTATGAAATCTGAAAAAGGTATAATAGAAATATTTGTAATTGGAATTGTTATAATTTTATTTATAATACTATTTACAGCAATAGGAATAATGATAAAAGAAGAAAAAGATTATGGAGTAAAAGAAGGACAAGTTGTTGATAAAGATTATAGTTCAGCATACACAACAATGATGAGTTGTGGAAAATCACTAATACCACAATATCATCCAGAAAGTTATAGAATACAGATTCAAAAAGAAATCGACGGAAAAATAAAGTCAATATGGGTAACCGTTGACAGAGATACATATCATAAAATAAATGTAGGAGATTATTATAACGGAATGGAGTGATACAAATGACAATAAATCATATATACAACATAGTAGTAAACACAATGAACAAATTAGAAAATATAGATTTTATAAGTTTAGACAAGAGAAAATATAATCAGCAACAATTAAATGAAGCATACAGGATTTTAGACAATCTTAAAGATGAATTAATAAGAGAAAATATTAAAAATAAACAGAAAGGGGCACAAAAGATATGACTAGAGAAGATTTAAAAAACTATAAATATAACCAAGAATGGATAAAAGGGAGATTAGAATACATAGAAGAGTATAAGACAAGTATAGTAAATATTACAGCTGTATTATCGGATATGCCAAAAGGAAGTAAAGAAGTCCAAGATAGTATGGCTGAAAAAGTAGCAATATTACTAGACAATATAAATGAATTACTAGAAAAGGTAGTAAAAGAACAGGAAATACAAAAGCAAATATTGAAACAATTAGATTACATAGAACAACCATATAGAACTATATTAGAAAAACATTATATAAATGGTGAAAAACTTGTACAAGTTGCTTGTGATTTAAAATATAATTATGAATATACAAAAAAGGCAAATAGTATAGGACTAAGAAAATTTGAAGAAATAAAAAATTTTCCCTAAAAGTTACTGAATGTCACCATAAAAATATGATATATATATAATCAGAGATAAAAGAAATGGTCTCACAAACAAATTAGTCTTTTTAAGAATAGATGTTTTAAATGTCTATTCTTTTTATTATGTTATTACCAGTATGCTAGGTAACTGATAATATATAGGCTGAAGTTTCAAGTTCGAGTCTTGAAGATGCATCCAAATATATGACACAGTGGCAGAGATGGCTTAATGCACTTGTCTACTAAACAAGAGTACTAAAGAGTACCGTAGGTTCGAATCCTACCTGTGTCGCCAAGAAAGCGGTGCAGATTTCTTCGGAACTGCAGGAGATGAAAACCCTCCAAATATAATATTTATTGATAGTACGAAGTATGTAAACATATATAGCAGAGCGGCAAATAATAGCCGCTTGGTTCTAGAGTGCAATTATATATAACTTGCATATTTCGTAGTGTTTATAAAATAAAAAGGAGATGTACATATGACTAATCAAGAAAGAATAGAAAAGTATAAAAAAGAACATTGTTTAAAATGTAAAAATAAAAACAAGTTTGATTGTGAAATAAGAGTATTCAAAAACAATGATATAGTATGTACAAAGTGTGGATATTATGAGCGACAAGATTAACTATGCAAATTGTATGAGAAGAAAATGCGAGCAATGCAAATATTATGATTATTGTTTTAGGTATAAACCAAAACACAAAAAGGTTTCGAGAGGTAAAAATGAACATAAATAAAAATATAAATAAGCTATTATATGCATTATCTATAAAAGGACAAATATATAAAATAAATACTTTCCAATTTTATAGTGAAAAGAATTGTAAGTATTGTACTAAATATCAAATACTAAAAAAAGAACAAGTAGAAATATATAACAAAGAAACAGATGAGTTTGAATTACAAGATAGATACAAACAGAAAGAAGAATGTTATAGTAAAGTAGATGTAATGAAATATCTAATAGATGAACATAGAAAAGGAAGTGAGGCAGATGGAATATGAAAATATAGAAGATGAATATAACGCATTAACAGAAATGCAAAAGAGATTTATTGATTATTATATAGAAACTGCAAATGCAACAGAAGCTTGTAAAAAAGCTGGATATAAGGGAAAAAATCTTAATAGAATAGGTTCGCAAAACTTGTCAAAACTAGACAAATTTATAAGGATAAAACTTCAAGAAAAAGAAGACCAAAGAATTGCCTCACAGGATGAAGTATTACAGTACTTAACAAAAGTAATGCGAGGAGAAGAAAAAGACCAATTTGGATTAGATGCTTCATTACAAGATAGAACAAAATGTGCAGAACTACTTGGAAAAAGATATGGTACATTTAAAGAAAAGGTTGAAGTTGCTGGAAATATACCAGTGGTGATAACAGATGATATTACAGAATAAAATAATAAACAAAAATACACAACAACAAGTAAATAACATATCATTGCAAAGTATAGTTGGAAAAGGCTATGCAGAATATTGGCATTGTAAATGTAGATATAGAGTATGCAAAGGCTCAAGAGCAAGTAAAAAGTCAAAAACAACAGCATTATGGATAATAAGTAACATGATGAAATACAAAGAAGCTAATACACTTGTAATTAGAAAGACATTTAGAACATTAAAGGATAGTTGTTTTACAGAACTTAAATGGGCAATACATAGATTACAAGTAGATAGTTTTTGGGAGATAAAAGAAAGTCCATTAGAAATGACATACAAACCTACAGGACAAAAAATATATTTCAGAGGATTAGACGACCCATTAAAAGTAACATCAATATCAGTAGATATTGGTGTTTTATGTTGGTTATGGATTGAAGAAGCATACGAAATAACAAAAGAATCTGATTTTGATGTAATAGATGAAAGTATAAGACGGAGAAGTTCCAGAAGGACTATTCAAACAAATAACAATAACATTAAATCCTTGGAATGAACATCATTGGATAAAGAAAAGATTTTTTGATGTTAAAGATGACGACATATTAGCAATGACAACAAATTATCTTTGTAACGAGTGGCTAGATGAAGCAGATAAAAAAGTATTTGAAAGAATGAAAAAAAATAATCCTAGAAGATATCAGGTTGCCGGATTAGGTAACTGGGGTATTGTAGATGGATTAGTATATGAAAATTGGAAAGAAGAAAAATTTGAATTAAATACAATAAGAAACTTAGATAGTGCTTTTGGGTTAGACTTTGGTTATACAAACGACCCGACAGCACTATTTTGTGGTGCAATAGATTTAAAAAACAAAAAGATTTATGTATATGATGAAATATATCAAAAAGGAATGAGTAACAAAGCGATATATAACCAAATAAATCAAATGGGCTATTCAAAAGAAAAGATAACGGCAGATAGTGCAGAACCAAAGTCAATAGATGAATTAAGAGGATTAGGATTAAGGCATATTACAGGTGCATTAAAAGGAAAAGACAGCATAAATAATGGTATTCAATTTATACAAGACTTTGAAATAATAATACATCCTAGATGTGTAAATTTTATAACAGAAATAAGTAATTATACTTGGGACGAGGACAAGTTTGGAAACAAGATAAATAGACCAATAGATGATTTCAATCATTTGATGGACGCAATGAGATATGCAGTAGAAAAATACATAAATCAAAAGAAATTACAATTTGGTTATATAAAACCAATATAGGAGGAAACAAAATGATACAATGGAATCCAGAAACATTAGAAAATGAAAATAGTGTAGCACAAATATTAATGCTAGCAGATAAAGAATGGAATGCAAGAAAACAATTATATGAAAGAATAAGAAGAAAGACAGATAATTCTGAACTAGTAAGTATAAATGATGAAAAAATAAAAGTAGCATTTGAAAATTATATAAATTCAATGGTAACAGGATATTTTGCAGGAAAAGCACCAGTATATGATGTTGAAAAAATATCAGACCCAACAAAATTAAATATAATCAAAAAATTGCTTAATAAAGTCTTTAATACAGATGTAAACAAGGATGAAGAATTAAAAGTATTAATAGATTATATAAGTAAATACAATGATGATGGAACAGAATATTTTGATTTAGCATTTGATTATTTTGGAATGAGAGGATGCTATGAAGTATTATACGAGAATGAAGATAATGAAATAGTATATACTAAACAAAGTGCATTAAATACAATAGGAATATTTGATTATTCAACACCAGTAAAACAAATAGGACAATTAAGAAAATGGACTGAAAGAGATAAAAATGGTGCAGACATAACAATAGTAGAATTAACAACGATAAATGGCAAAAGATACTATTCACCAACACCAAATGATTATGCAAAATTACAAGAAGATAAACAAAAATTTGAAGAAAGTAAATGGAATATGCTTCCTTGCATAGCAATAGAAAATGAAATGGGATTATCAAGCTTTGAATTGGTAGTCTCTTTAATTTGTGCTTATGAAAGAGTAGTACAAAATAGTAGAAATACATTTCAATATAATGATGATGCAAAATTAAAGATAACAGGTTTTACACCACAAAATGATTTAATGACCACAAAATTAGATGACAAAGGCGAACCAGAATTAGATGAAAATGGACAACCCAAACAAGTGGTTAATAAAGCAAGAGAAGAAGAAGACAAAGCACTATTGAAAATGCAAGTATTTTATACACCAGATAATTCAGGTGACATAGCATGGGTTGAAAAATCAGTACAAGATACAGCACTAGAAAATCATAAAAAGACATTAATAGACTTAATAGCGATGATAAGTGGAGTGCCAAACATAACAGACTTAGGATTTACAAATGCAGATAATGCAAGTGCATTAGATAGAAAATTCTTTGCGTTAGAACAAATGATAACAGATGCAGACAAACACTTTAAACAAGCAATACTAAGAAGATGGGAAACAATAATAGATAGAATAAATAAAAGAAAACACAAATCTTATGATTTTAGGAGTATAAAAATAGATTTACAAAGAAATCTACCAACCGACAAAGATACTGAAACGGCAAGAGCATTAAAATTAAGGGGACTATTAAGTGATGCATCAGTTATTGATATGTTGCCAGATGACCTAGACAGTAATTCAGAACTAGAAAAAATAGATAAACAAAATGAAGAAAACATTCAAAAAAATTTACAACAAATGCAAATGATGGAACAAATAGGTGTAGAGCAAAATAATAATGAAAATAAACAAGATAACAAAATAACAGATTTGACAGAACAACAGAAAGCACAAAAATTAACAGCAGACAATAAGAAAGAACAAACAAAAGTAGTTAATAAACAAATCAATAAAGAATAGAGGTGTTTTATATGTGGGAACAACATGATAATTATATGAAACAATTAAAACAACTATATAATAAAACATCAAAACAAACTCAAAATAGACTTCAAGAACTATTTGATACATTTAATTTTACAACAGAAAACATCTATAATATTGCAGACAATAAGACTAAAAAAAGAATAAATACATATATAGAACAATGGAAAGAACAAGGACTATTAAAAAATAATAACTATTTTACTGCATTAGCAAACAATATTTATAAAAGAACAAGAGTAAAGAATAGTGAAATATTAGAATTGCTTATTTATAGTGCGTATATAGAAGAACAAAGCAAATTAGAAGAACAAGAAAAACAAATAATGTATGAAGATGCTAATTATTACTATGAAGAACGGACAAAAAGAAGTAAATAAAAAGAAAAAGCCATCAATATTAGCGATGGCTTTATTTCTTGCATTATTGGACCAACCCAATTATAGTGGTTTTAACTGGAAACAGTATATAGAAGCAACGATACAATATAACACACAACAAATATATAAACAAGCAATTTTAAATATGCAACAACAAAAAGGCTTAGAAATCGATTCTAATGAGTTTCAAATAATAATAAATAGACAAAACAATCAAAAACTTAATATAAATAATGATAAGATATCAGGTGCAGTAGATTTACAAATGATTGGATTAAATAATCTAGCAAAAGCAGAAGGAATAAAAGAATTAACAGAAGATAATTCAAAAGTTAGATTTATTGCAGTAGAAGATGATAAAACAACTTTAATGTGTGATAGTTTAAATAATCAAGAGTTTTATATTAACAAAGAAAATGTATTTGATAGATATTATGGTGAGACACAAAAAGAATTAACAGTACAAAGAATTAGATGCAATGGATTAGTACTAGGCTTAAATCTCCCACCAATACAACATCACTTTCACTATTGTAGAAGTACAATTGTGTATAATTCTAATAATGAGCATATTGAGTTAGAAACAGAAAAACAATTTAATATATTTGATACAAAATTTGAAAAAGATATAAAAGAAAAATACAATATTAAAAAAATGAATACAAGGCATATAGATAAAGAAGTTTTAAAAGAATTATTAAACAATATGAGTAGAGTATATAATGATTTTCCAAATATAAGAGGAAAGATTAAAGAAATAAAAGAAATAGACCATCCAAATGGTGGACTAGCAGTAGAATTACAAAAAGATGGAACGTATATAATGTATATAAATAAAAATAAATTTTATAATGATAAAGTTCCAAAGCAATTGTATGAAAAGGATGTTAAAAAACATTTTCATCCTAACAATACAACTTATAAAGATATGTCAATACATGAAGCAGGACATATAGCAGTAACAGAAATAATAAAAGAATTAAATCATAACAATAATAATGCAATAGTTTTTGATAGCGAAAATAATATAACAGTAAATAAAATATTAAATAAAGCCTTGAATAAAATAGGTGTAAATGATATAAAAGAAAAAGATTTGCTAATAAGGAATATTTCAGGATATGCATATAAAGAAAGAGGACAGGAAATTATTGCTGAAGCATTTGCAGATTATTATGCTAATAAACAAAATGCTTCATTATTAAGCAAAAACATAATAGAAGTTATGAAAGGAATGATTTAATATGATGCCTATGGAACACCCTTGGACAGATTGGCAAATAGATACATTAGGAGAAGAAAATCCTTGGAAATGGAAAGAAAATACACCAAAAGAAATAATAAAGCAATATGAAGAATGGAAAAAATATCATAATAAAATGATAAAAGGTAAATTTTAGCACTTACTCTAGGAGTAGGTGCTTTTATTATGGAAAGAAGGTTAAAAAATGATACAAGAAAAAAAGCCAATAAAAGTAATGGAAAAATATATTATAGAAGAAGGTGACACGTTAGAAATAAAAAGCGACGGTGGAATAACTAATATATTAATAAATGAAAATAAAATAGAATTTGTAACCGAAGTGAAATTTACACAGAAAGTAAGTGAAAAACCTGTAATAGAGATAGAAAGATTTTTCATTTCCAAGGATAAGGAGGAAAAATAATATGTATATAAATCCATTTTGGTGTGGAGTAATAGCCACAATATTAACAGAATTAGCAGGAATAATAGGCTATGCAATATATCTTAATATTAAAGAAAAAAATAAATAAGTTATTAATATTTTATAATTATAAATTTTAGACATAGACGTATGTCTATTTTTTTATGCCGTTTTTATTGTAGTTAGGCTTTATAAAATAAACAAAATAATTTGTAGTAACTTTAGGCAGAGAACTAAAGGGACAAGGAGGAAAAAATGGAACAAGAAAACAATCAAAATGTTAACTCTGAGGCAGAGAACTCAAAGGGAACAGAAACAAGTAAAAGTGAAAGAACTAATTATGAAGAACTTATTAAGACAGACAAAGAACTTCAATCATTTTTAGATTCAAGAGTATCAAGTTCTAATAAAACAGCTATTGAAAATGCAAGAAAACAATGGGAATTAGAAAGAGATACACAAAAATCAGAAGCTGAAAAATTAGCACAAATGAATGAAACTCAAAAACTTCAATATCAATTGAAGAAACAAGAAGAAGCAAATCAAGAAATTCAAAGGAAATTAAATGCTAGGGATTTAAAAGATGAAGCACTAAAAATAGCAACAACACAAGACACAGCATTTGACCCAGAATTTTTAAATCTTTTTGATTATGAAAATATGACAGCAGAGCAATTACAAGACAAAACAAAACTTATAAAAGCAATTCAAGACAGAATTGTAGAAAAAGCAGTAAATGAGTGGTCAAAAGAAAAACCACCATATAATCCAGACCCATCTGGTAATAAGTCAAGTGCTGATGAAGCAATAAGAAAGGCAATGGGATTAATTAAATAGGAGGATTAAAAAATGAATAATATTGAAATATCAACAATATACTTACCAAAATTAGATGAAGTATATAAAAACGAAGCAAAAACATCTATATTAGATGGAGATGAAACAACAGTACAAAAAGGATTAAATGGAGAAATTAAAGTTGCTAAACTAGACATGGACGGTTTAGGAGACTTTTCAAGAAATGATGGATACACAAAAGGTTCAACAACATTCAAATGGGAAACAGTAAAATATGATAAAGAAAGAAGTCAAGATTTAAGAATTGATAGATTAGACAATCAAGAAGCATTAGGATTACCTTTTGCAAAATTATCTGGAGAATTTGTAAGAACAAAAGTTGTTCCAGAAACTGATGCAGCAAGAATAGCAAAAATAGCAGGAGTAGATGGAATATCAAGAAAGAAAGAAACAATTTCCGATGGTGCAGGAGTTGTAAGTGCATTAAGAGCATGTACAAATAAAATGGATGAAGATGAAGTTTCAACAGAAAATAGAATTTTATTTATAACACCAACATTAAAAGGAATGATTGATGACTTAGATACAACTAAATCAAAAAAAGTTTTAGAAAGATTTTCAACAGTAATTGAAGTTCCACAAACAAGAATGTATACAGCAGTAACATTAAATAGTGGAAAAGAAAACTATGGATATCAAAAAGCCAAAGACACATATATTAAGTCAAAAGATACAGCTGTAGTATCAGGAAAGACATATTACACAGAAAGTTCTGGAACTTATTCAAAAGTAACTTCACCAACAGGAAATCCATCAACATCAGACTACTATGAATTAATAGAAGGTGGAAAAGAAATTAACTTCTTATGTGTTGAAAAATCTGCAGTTGTTACAGCTATGGACCAATTTATTAAATACTTCACACCAGATGAAGACCAAAATGGAGATAGCAATGTATTCAAATACAGAAACAATAACTTATATGGACACGTATATGAGAATAAATTAGCTGGTGTATATTGTTCATATGAAGGTTAGGGGGTTTAAAATGGCAACATTTATAGGATTGAAGATAAATAAAATAGAAAAAGAAACTAAAAAAGAGCTAACAGTTGAAGAAATAAAAGCAATTCTAACTGAAAAAGAAATTGCTTTTGATGGAATAACTAAAAAGAAAGATTTACTAGCTCTTTTACCACAAGAATAAACAATGGAGGCAATAGAATGTTAGAGCAAATTAAGAAAAACCTAGGAGCAAACTATAAAGAAAATACAGATGGTGTATTACAGGATATAATAGATGATATAACATCTATTGCCTGTGATAATTCTAATAGAAAAAAAGGTGACACAAAACTATTTCCATACATAAAAAAAGCAGTAAGAAGTGAATATCTTGCAAGAGGAGCAGAGGGTTTACTTTCAAGAAACGAGGGTAGTATATCAAGTTCATACAAAGATATTGTAGAAGAATTAAGAAATAATATTATAAAATCTGGATTAAGGAGGATTAAATAGTGTTATTACGAGATTTAACAAAAGTATATATATCAGAATATGAAGAGATAGAAGACCACGGCGAGAGTGATAAAGTATGGAAATATAAAGGACAGGCTTGGTTAAATATGCAACAAGATGTCAACGAGTTAGATAGAAAGTCTACTGGTGAAGTGGATTATAGTACATATAAAGGTCGTACGACTAGAAATTATGATATACAAAAAGGTAATGGAATATCATTTGAAGATATCTCAAAATTAGAGAAGTTTATTCCGGAGTATAGAGTACTGGACAAAAATAAAATAGGAAGTACTTATGTATATAGAATGGAGAAAATACAATGATAAATTTCAATTGTAATATAAAAGTAAAACATAATTTTAAAAATATAGATGCTATAATTCAAAAATTACCACAAACTGCAAAAATAATAACAGAAGATGTATTAAAAAACATTAGAGGTTATGCTATAAGGTTGGAAAAAGGACGTAATGAAGAAGGGATATTAGTAGAAATGGTTGATATGTCTACTAAAGAAGTGAAGGGAAAAGTTTATGCAGACCCTTCTAAATTTATGAGTAATGGAGTTTCATATTTATTTTTTGAATATTTTGGTACAGGTGCTAATGCTGAGATGGAACATGTAGGAAAATCAAAACACTTTTTAAAGAGTGGTTACACAGAATGGTTTATTCCAGTAAGTAAAGTTGAAAAGGCATTGCCTTATCCAGTTGTAAATATTCAAGGTATGGATTTTTATATTGCTCATGGTAGTAAAGCCAACCACTTTATAGCCGATGCAGGTTTTAAAAGTAGAAATGAAAATGCAGAAATAGTTAAGAAAAAATTAGATGAGATGTTAAGGGAGGTATGTAAGTAATGAAAGATTTAAGCGAATTAGAGTTTAGCGATTTAGTATATGAAAAACTAGAATCATTGAAGTATAAACAAATATTAACAAATCCAACAACTACAAGTAAATTCCCTTGTTTGGAATTACATACACCTTTGAAATCAGTAAATTTAACTGAAAATGCATTTCCAATCAAATCTATATTTCAAATATCAATAACTTGTTGGAATGAAAAGCAACGTCAAGCAATGAAAATGGCAGATGAAGTTGATGAAAAACTTCAAGAACTTAATTTTACAAGGACAAATACCAGTCCTGCAGTATATGACCAAATACTGCAAAAATACGGTATAACAATAACATTTGAGGTTCGTTATAATTCAATAACGACCTCTTTTAATTTAAAATAATAAGGAGGAATTAGAGATGGGAGTAGAAACACCAAAAGTAACAACACCACAAGCAACAACACCACAAGTTGCAATGAAAGCAGAAGTATCATATGCAACAAGCTTGACAGGAGATAAAACAAAAATAGGTTATGTTCAAAAAATTGGACAATTAAAAACTTTAAAAGAAGGACAAACATATAGTGCATTAGATTTAGATGAAGAAAGAATGGCAAAAGGCAAAAGAAAAGCAGAAGCTGTTGATATAGAAATGATGTTTATACAAGAAACACATAAAGCAATGATGGCAATAGCAGATGCAGATACTGAAATATATTTATTCTTAAAATATCCAGATACAACAGCATCAGTTGCATCAAAACCACTTGTTCAAACAGTAAAATGTACTATAGATATAGCAGGACAAGAAATGAGTGATGGAGATTTCATCAAGGATACAATGAGAGTATTTAAAAATTCAACAGTAGTAGAAACAGATGGTTATCCAGTTGAAGGAGATTCAACAAAATTTTAATTTAAGAGAAGGCACAAGCCTTCTCTCTTTTGCAAAGGAGAGAAAATAAAATGATTATAGAAACAAAAAATAAAACAATTAATTTAGTACTAAAAACAAGAAAAATAGTAGACATAGCTAATCTACTAAAAAATAAAAATTTTGAAGAAGTATTTATAAAAGCATATTCTATATTAGATATAGAAGCATTGTCAAAAATAATATTTAAATTAGCAGAAAATGAAAATGGTGAAAGTGTATTCACATCATCAACCGAAGTATATGACTTTATGGATGATTGTAGAGAAGAAGGTATAACTATAAGTGAATTATATGCGAAGATAGCAGAGGCATTGAACGAAGAGGGTTTTTTCAAAAAGAAAATGAGCAAGAAAGAACTAAAGGAAATGACATCAAATCCTTTATTAACAATGAATACAGACAAATTATTGGAAAAAGCAGTAGAAAATGCAGCCAACAGAGTAGTGGAAAAAGAAATAATGGCTCAAATCTAAAAGGTTTAAATGATATCATTGAAAATATAAGAAAAACTAACAATTTGATAGAATTAATATATTCTATAGAGCCATTGGCATACTATTTTGATATGAAACCACATGAATTTTGGAATAGCAGATATTCAGAAATAAATGCATATTGTCAGACACATCTTGTGAAAATAATTGACGATTTAAAAAGTGAAATTAATTTACAAGAAGCGGTAACAAATAAATTAATAAGAGCAGATAGTATGAGTAAAAATCCTAAAATTATTCTAATTAGAGATAATTATAAGAAATTATTTAAAACAGAGGAGAAAGAACAAACATTAGAGGAGCAAAGAATATTATTTAAGGGATAATGATAAAAAATATACATTTTCGACAAAATTCGACTTGAAAATATAACTAAAAGTGATATAATCTTTTTATAATATATAAAAGGAGATGTATTAATATGAAATGTCCAAAATGTGGAAGTGAAAATGTTCAAGTTCAACTTGTTGAAGAGGGGCAACAAACTAATAAAAAGGGAATTGGATTTGGTGGACATGTAAATAACAGTGCAAGAGGACTTACGGCTTTATGCACATTAGGTGTGTCTAATTTGTTTTGGAAAAAATCTAAAGGAACAAATAAAACAAAAACAATTAACTCTACAGTAGGAATTTGTCAAAATTGTGGTAATACATGGGCAATAAAAAAAGGCAAATTTGGTTCTGCACCTATAGGTATATTTAGATAAATATATAAAAAATGTCAAAAAAGCACTTACTTTGGTAGGTGTTTTTTTATTATGTTAAAAATAAAAAAGAAAGGAGAAATAACAATGACAGTAGAAGAGATAGAAATTGTAGTAACTGCAAAAGTAGAAGAAGCATTGAAAGAATTTGAAAAAATGTTACCTGCAATAAAAGAAAAAATGAAACAAGTTCAAGAAGTTTTTTCGAAAGTAGATACAAAGGCAATGACAAGCAAATTACATCAAGCAGTTAATTTTATGAAAAAGAAAATGCAGGACTTAAAAAAGAGTTCTGAAAACAACGAAATTGCAATTAAAGTTAATAATAAAGATGCACAAAAACAAATATCTCAAATACAAAAACAAATAGATAGTTTACAAGAAAAAATAAATGCTCGACAAATGAAATTAAACGTAATAAATCCTCAGATTGATAAAATTGTGGATGATACTAGAAAAAGTGTAACACCCGATGGAATAAAACCTAATGATAAAGCAATGGATACAACGATTGATAATGCATTGAAATCAAATAAAGATTTTACATCATTAAATAGTCAAGCACAAAAGTTATATACAGAAATAGAAATGTATAATAAACAACTAAGTGAAGCAAAAAATAAAATGACACAATTAAATCAAGAAACAAACAAGACGGCAACTACTCAAAATAAATTGGGTAGCTTTTTTGGAGCATTTAAACAAAAAATAGAACAAGTAAAACCTAGTATATCTAATATGAAAGACAGCTTTAAAGAATTACCAAAGTTAACTCAAAATATTACAAATAATATAAAAGGAATGGGGACAGGAGTAAAAAATGGTCTAGGACATATCTTGAAATATGCTATGGCTTTATTTTCTTTAAGAAGTGTATACTCAGTGTTAAGTAGTTGTGCACAAAGTTGGTTATCTAGTCAAAATGCAGGAGCAAAACAACTTTCAACCAACATTGATTACATGAAAAATTCCCTAGGAAGTGCATTAGCACCAGCTATAACTTATATTACAAACCTAGTATATAATATGATGAAAGCAATCCAATCAGTTATATATGCATTGTTTAGAGTGAATATATTTGCAAAAGCAAGTGCAAGTTCATATGCAAGTATGGCTGGAAGTGCGAAAAAGGCAAAAGAAGAATCAAAACAATTAGCAGGAGTTCACGATGAAATAAATAATGTACAATCTAATGATAGTTCAGATAGTGGAAGTGGTGGAAGTTCATCGCCAAGTTTTGATTTGTCAGGAATAGAAAATCAAATGTCGCCATTGGCACAAAAATTATATGATTTCTTTAAACCACTTGTTGATAGTTGGAATAAATATGGTCCTGCTTTGGTAGAACAAATAAAAACAACAGCAGGACAAGTAACAGGTTTAATATCAGTAGTATGGGGAAGTTTTGAGAAAATAATTACAAATGGGACTGTATACAAATCATTAGAATTAATTTTAGCTATTATAGGAAATATAGCAGAGGCATTTGCAAATGCATGGAATTATAATGGCAATGGAGATGCAATAGTACAGAATTTAGTAAACGCATTTAATAATCTATTAACAGCAATAAACAATGTAGTTCAAAGTGAAGGATTTCAAAATTGGTTAAATAACTGCTCAGATAAATTTAGGGTGATTTCAGAAAAAATAGCAAGTATTAATTGGCAACCAATGGTAGATGCATTATTACAGTTAGGTTCTACGATTGGTACATTTGCATTAGATGTATTGGATGGATTAACTAATTCTTTAAAATGGCTAGTAGAACATCCAGAAGTTTCAGGCACTATACTTGCAATAGTTACAGCGTATAAGGCTTTGGCAGCAATATTAGCAATAGTTAATGCTTTAAAAGCATCAGAAACACTTGCATTTTTATCAAGTGTAGCGGCAAAATTATCAGATGCAACGGAAACGGCAATACTTATAGCAATGTATGCTGCAGAAGCAGTTCAAGCAGGAATTGCAACAGCAGCAACATGGTTATTAAATGCTGCAATAGCAGTATTAACATCACCAATAACTCTGGTTGTAGCAGCAATAGCAGCTTTAATTGCAATAATTGTTTTATGCGTTAAACATTGGGATGAAATAAAAGAAACGGTAACTAATGTTTGTAATAAAATGAAAGAAACCGTATCTAATTGGGTAAATAATGTTGGAAATTTCTTTTCAAATTTAAAGACTAATATAGTTAATAAAGTTACTGAAATAAAGGATGGTATAAAGAATAAGTTTCAAGAGGCATACAACGGAATAAGAAATATTTTTAGTAATATAGGAAATTTCTTTAGTGGTGTTTGGAATAATGTAAAAAATACTTTTTCTAATTTAGGTACAAGTATAGGAAATGCAATTGGTGGAGCAGTAAAAAGTGGAATAAATGGAGTTATTTCATTAATTGAAAGAACTATAAATAAGGCAATTTCATTAATTAACGGAGGTATAGATTTAATAAACAAAATACCAGGAGTTTATGTTGGAAGTGTCCCATCGTTAAGTTTACCAAGACTAGCTAAAGGTGGTGTATTAACAGAAGCAACAACAGTATTAGCAGGTGAATATTCAGGAGCCAAAACTAACCCAGAAATTGTTACACCACAAAATATAATGAGAGATACAGTTGAAGATGTATTGTCTAATTATAGTGGAAATGGACAACCATTACATGTAACAATCCAATATTTAGGTAAAGAAATATTTGATGATACAATAGATTATATAAACCAAAAAACAAGAAGAACAGGAAAATGTGTAATAAAAGTGAATTAATAAAAGCTATCAAGATGATGATTTTTCTACAGAAAACATTTACTATTATATAGTTAATAAAAAGACAAGTTTCGACAGCATTCGACAGATGATTTATATTATACTCATTTTAAATAAAGAAAAGGAGGAATACATTATGGTATTAAAAAAATGTAAAGAATGTGGAACAGAAGTAAGTTCAAAAGGAATTTGCCCTAAATGTGGAAAAGACCAAAGAAATTTTTTTATAAAGCATAAAGTTATTACTTTTATGTTGATAGTGATTTTTAGTATGGTAATAATAGGGATAAATGAAAATAAGAATGGTGAACTAATAACAACAGGTACAGAGGCAACTCAAAAATATGAAAAGTTAAATCTTGAAAAATTTAATAAAATCGAAACAGGAATGACTTATGAGCAAGTAGTTGCTATAATTGGCGAAGAAGGAACTGTTTTATCAGAATCGGAGATTTCTAATATTAAAACTATAATATATTCATGGTATGGAAAAGGAAGTATTGGAGCAAATGCCAATATTACCTTTCAAAATGGAAAAGTAATTTCAAAAGCGCAATTTGGATTAAAATAGAAAGATAAAAATATTATATGAATGCAAATGCTTACTTAATTGTAGGCATTTTTATATTTTAAAAAAATTTTTAAAAAGCCTTGACTTTTTTGTAGCAACAATATATAATAATTGTAGCAACAAAAAAGTGAGGTGATTTGATGGTTGCAAAAAGAGGTAGACCTATTATAGAAAATTCTAAAGATTATATGTTGAGAGTAAGAATGAACAGCAAAACAATGGAACAATTAGATTTATGCTGTAAAAATGAAAACAAAAGTCGTTCTGAAATAGTAAGAGAATGTATAGAAGATAAATATAATAGGATAAAAAAATAGAATAGTTCGTACACTAATCTTGGCGGATTAACGAACCATTCTATAGACTAGAGATTAACTCTATCTATGAAATATTATATCATGGAATAGAGAATCTTGCAATAAAATTATTAAATTTTAAGGAGGTTCTTTTTATTATGGAAGAATATATGAAATTATTTAAAGATTACATAGGAGAAGATAGACATACATATACAAAGACAATGTTTAAGATTATGGGAACATTATATAGAACAGTTTCAAAAGGAAGGATTACTTTGGAACAAGGGCTAGAAAAACTTAATAGCTTAGGAGGTGCTAACTAATGGAAGAAATATGGAAAGATATTAAAGGCTACGAAGGATTGTATCAAATTAGCAATTTAGGAAGATTAAGGAGCTTAGATAGATATGTTAGGCATAAGAAGATAAAAAGTTTGAGATTACTTAAAGGAAAAATAATGTCACCAACAATTTCTAATAGTACAGGATATTTAGTATCGACTTTGTATAATAAAGGAAAAGGAAAGCAAGTAACAATTCACAGATTAGTTGCAGAGACATTTATTCCTAATCCTGAAAACAAGCCAGAGGTAAATCATATAAATGGAATAAGAGATGATGACAGAGTTGAAAATTTAGAGTGGGTAAATCGAAGTGAAAATCAATTGCATGCATATAAGATATTGAAAAGAGGATATAAATTGCCAAACAAAGAACAAAGAAAGAAATACCTAGATGAAGTAAGTAAAGAAATAATACAATACGAAATGCAGATATTTATAAAAGAAAAAGCAAGATATAAGAGTATTAGAGAAGCAGAAAGAAAAACAGGAATAGTACGAACATCAATTTCTAAGTGTTGCAGAAAAAAACAGGAAAAAGCAGGAGGATATATATGGCGATTTGAAGATGATGAAATAAAAGACAAGAATTAATTCTTGTCTTTTTTGGGGGTGATAGAATTGAAAAGAGACAAGAAAAGAAGAACAGGAAAAGACATAGAAGCTTTAGTAGGAGGATAGATTATGTTATGGAAATTAAATGGTAAATTAATGAAAACGCCATCTACATATAAAGACAATATAGAAGATACGGACAACGATAGTTATACATCAAAGGTAACAGGAGCATTAATAGACAACCCAATTGCAATTGGAATGCTAAAACTTGAAATGTCATGGGATTACTTATCAGAAGATGAAGCAGAAGAACTTTTACAAGCAACATACCAAAATCCGATGATAGTTACAGTAAAATGTCCTAGCGTACAAGGCGGTATGCTAGAAAATGCCAAATTCAGAGTAAGTAAAAGAACAAGTGAAATGCATAAAACAGGTAATGATGAAGACACTTCCAAATCAAAATGGAAAGTGTCTTTTAATTTGATGCAAAAGGAATTAACAGCACAGCAAAAAGCAACAGTAAATAAAGCAAAGGGGTTGAGTTAATGTACGAAACAAGTAAAAAATGGAAACAAAATATATATGAAAACCCAGTTTGTGCAATGAATATCTATATAGATGATACACTAATAAATCCAGATTATATTTTGGAATTTAAAAAGGGTGGCAATGCATTTGAAGAAGAATTTTGTCTAGGTGGTACACCAAGTCAATACATTGAAATGAAACTATATAAAGATAAAATGCCAAAAACTTTTTCAAAAATAAGAGTAGAATATGGAATATTAATAAATCATGCATTAACAGTAGCAGAAGTAAATGCAATGTTGGTAGGAACATTAAATGGAATATCAGTTAAAAGTTTAAGTAGTAATGATAGTAGTTTCGAAATGATACCAATACGGAGTCTATAATGTAGATGATTACACAGACAATGATGATAATACAATAACAATAAAAGCACTAGATAATATGATTAAATTTGAATTTAATTACGATGGTAGTGAATTAATATCAAAAGGTGAAGCAACTCTTTTACAAGTTGCACAAGATATCTGCAATAAAGCAGGAGTAGAATTGGGTTCTACTTCTTTTTTAAATTCAGATAAGAAAATATCTGTATATGACAATACTGTAACTGCAAGAGAGTATATAAGTTATATCGCAGAGAGTGCTGGTTGTTTTGCGTGTATTGATAGAGAAGGAAAATTATGTTTTAGAGAATTTTGTAAAGATGAAACAGAAATGCCACTTGAACTATTTGGAGAATACAAATGGGGCGAAGAATTTAAAATTTCAAAAGTATCATATGAAGATGGCGTTAGAAGTTTTAAATTTGGAGATGACACAAGAAATAATCTTTGGATAAATCAAGAAAATATGTACATTGTTGACGAAGACCAAATTCAAAAAATTTATAACAAAATAAAAGGCTTAACAGTAAATACATTTGAAGGAAAAGTAATAATAGATCCTGCTATAGACATTGGAGACAAAATAGTTATAAATGGTAAAAATGTTATTTATCAAGGTGAAATGTCATTAGAAGGAAGATTTATTGCACAAATATCAAGCAAGATTCAAATAAAACAAAAAGAAGAAACGACAGTTAAAAAGGAAAGCCAAAAGGTTGTAAATAGAAGAGTTCAAAGCAGAATAGACCAGGCAGAAGGAAAGATTAAACAATTAGTTGAAGAAACAACTGAAAATTCTAAAAAAATAACAAAGCATGAACAGGATATAAGCGGTATATATCAAAGGGTATCAGACATAGAAGATTTAACAAATGACGTTGAGGGAGTAAAAACAATAACAC